GATACCTGTAATACCCGGTCTGCCGTTTGCGCAATACTGCGGTTGTGGGTAATCATAATGATGGTCTGCTCGTATTTTTTCGATGTTTCTTTGAGCAATGCTATGACCTCACTGCTGTTTTGTGAGTCCAAATTTCCTGTTGGTTATTCTTAGTTACTACTACCAAATACAGCTCCTGATTATTTCAGGAGCTTTTTTCTGTTTATCAAATTGCAATCAGATCTTTCCATGTTGCCGGTCCGCACACTCCGTCAACTTCAAGGACTCCGTTTCTGTCCTTCTGGTATGCTTTAAGCGCATAGATTGTATTGTCTCCGGCTTCTCTGTCTAAAGACAGTGGTTTGCTGTTTCTTCCTTTGTATCCTCTTGCAATAAGGATCTCCTGCAAGAGTAATACAGATGTTCCCTTGCTTCCTAACTGTACAGTTTCTGGCGCAAACATGTATTTACCTCCTGTTGCTAAATTGTTGTCTGTTTTTGTTTCACCTGCAGTAATATTCGTTCCGTTTACAATGCTGTAATCCGGTGTGCAGAATTTTGTTCCAGGGAGCTGACTGTTCAGGTAACTTTTCGCACATACTCCTCCGCCATTGGCGATAACAGCAGAAGCTCCTGACGTATTTCCCTCGATTGTATAGAATCGGTCTCCGATCACTGCTGTTACAAGTCCGGTATGTACAAATTCTTTTTTGCTATTGCTCCAGAAAATAACAATGTCGCCTACTTTCGGGTTTGCGTTAAGAGTAAAGTATTTTTTCATATCCGGGCAGTACACATATGGCCAGTGTTTCAAAAGTTTTTTTGCTATCTCTAACCCGAACGCTTTCATAAAGCACCATGCAATGAACACTGCACACCAGTAATCACCATTCCAACTCGGTTTTACATCTCTCCAATATTTTGTATAATTCGCAGATCCTGCATTTGCAGTTTTATCGTCAAGCTGGCTGTTACTTTTTTTCTCTAAGTATCCAATCTCATTTTTTGCAATCATTATAACTTTCTCAATTGCTTTATCCATGTTGGTTCCTCCTTTCTGTGCAGCATAGTCTTTGTAGAACACGTTTCTGTCTACCGTTCCAGCAATTCCCGGTATCTTTGCTTTACTGGAGTACTGCCATCCTACTCCGAAGTCTGGGCGCAGACGTTCCTGTAATGTTCCGTTATCGTTTTGCGGATAGCGCGCTACCCAAAATTCATACTTTTTTAAATGGCTGCATATTACATTTTCGTACCAGTCTACATTACAATAGATTCCGAACTTATATCCTGCATTAACAATAATCTTTTCAAATGCTTCTGTCATTTTGTGGAGACTTTCAGCTCCAAGTATTCTCTGATTGTTCCACTCAAGATCTAACCAAACTGGAAATTGCAATTTCCGTCCAGCTAATACAGAAATAATTTTCTGCGCTTCTGACTCAATCTCTGTGATTGTCATTGCATAAGAGTATTTATATACTCCTGTTGGAATGTTATATTCCTGGCACGCTGCATAATTTTTTTCAAAATAATTATCTGTAACGTTCCCGGCTTCCGTGATTCGGAGAATAGCGAACCCCATACCGTAATCCGCAACTGTTTTCCAGTCGATATTTTTCTGCCAGGCGGAAACGTCAATTCCTTTGATTTCCATTTTTACCTCCAGAAAAAGCCCGGCATTATACCGGGCTGTGCAAAATTATTTTGTTCCATCAGAAAACAAGTTGTTCAGGTTTTCGTCTGCCTCTACTTCCGGGATTCCTGCGACGCTTGTGAGCAGACTTACAACTCCGGCCACTACTGCAGACGATACAACCATCTTCCAGTCCACTGCAGAGATCACACTTCCGGCTCCGATCACGCCCACTGCAGTCTGTGCCATTGTCTTTACCGCTCTGATTCCTGCTTTCTTCCACCATTTCACTGTGTCTACGCTTGGCTTAAATACGCAATTTTTAAACATTTTGCTCCTCCTTATAATCCAAACTGTTTTGCAATAATTCCAACTGCAATACCTAATATAGCTGTTAATAAGTAACTTGTTACTGTCCGCCACTTTTCCCCGTCTCTTGACTCAAGAGCTTCCAGTCTTGCACTCTGCTGTCCCTGCTCTTTCACCATGTTCTCCATGTTGTTTGCAAGCGTCTGTACAGATGTAACTAATTCCTGGAGCTGTTGAACACTGTTTTCCAGAATTTCAATCCGTCTGTTCTGTCGGTTGTCTTCTGCCTCAATTCTTTTGCGGAACTCCTCATGCTCTGCTCTTGAAATCTGTTCATTTTCCATGCTTATTTCCTCATCATCTACGTCTGCATATTTGCGGCAGGAATACTCAATTATATCTAAATCTTGCTGTATATCCTCCAGAGGCTTTGCTTTCTCTTTGTCTTGAATATACAGCAGTAAATCATAAATAGAGGACCATTGCCTGCTAATAATTTGTAATTTAGTCATGCTTCCCGATTACTCAGTAATTTCCTCCATACCTGCATCAATAAGGAGTTTTTTCACCTTTTCTTTTAACAGGCGTGGAACTCTGTTGTATTCCTCTTTTGCTTCCTCAATAGTATCTTTACTTAAAATTTCAGTAACCCATAATTTTGCCATCATTTCTTTATCTCCTTTGCTCAATAACATTATAATTAAATTTCTACGCATAAACCTGTTCGCTCATTTCCAGCAGGCAGTCTTTCAACATTTCGATCTGTTCTGCCTGCTCTGCAAATTTCTGTTCAGTGCTTTTTTCTTCCTTCGGAATATATTCCAGATATTTTTCCGGTGATGCTCTTACAGTTTTCTCTGAGATTTTTTCCTGTTTTTCCCGGAACTGGTTAAAATCATATTCGAATACTGTCTGTTCTGTCTCCGGATCTGTATCCGGATAGGTTTCTGTAACAGTCTTTTCGTTCAGACATATCATTACATCCACGTTCCCATCAGGCAGCGCATTCCAAGTTACAGGATCCTGTTTTTCTGTAAATCTTGCTTTCACGACTTACCCTCCTTTTCGCTTTCTCAAATATCTTATCTACGTTATACTTTTCTCTGAAATATTCAGAGTCGGAATGTTTGAACCATCCGTAATATGCTATACACCGGTACGCAAGATCTAATGGTATCGCTTTTCCTTTCTCTGCATACTTCCCGGCTTTTACAAATGCCCTGCGTCCTCTCAGGAAAATGCTCCGCCTTACTTCTGTGTGATCCCGATATATTTTGAATCCCATCATATCAATAGGTTCTCCATGATGTTTTCCGTCTTTGTCTATCCAGTCGATCTGGAACAGCTTCCAATCTGGTTTTACCGTCAGATCTAAATACTCATTCATGTATTTAACCAGGAGTTTCATTGCTTTTCTCACATCTGCCTTTCTGCTTCCGATCAGTAGGAAGTCGTCCATGTAGAACAATACATGATTAATCAGCCTGATTTCTTCTGTTGTTCCGTCTCGGTGTTTCTTCCTCTTGAACAGCTTTTCAGCAGCATAATGATAAGCTGCACTCAGATAATAATTACAGAGCCATTGGCTCAAGTATGATCCGATTGACAGCCCCTGATCGAATGAGTCAATTAAAACGAAAGTCAAATAAAGCAGGTCCTCATTTCTGACCTGCTTCTCTAACATTCTTTTCATTTTTCTCCTGTTGATGGATGGATAGCATTTCCGGACATCTCCCTTTGCTGCTACTCTGGTCTTGCCCGGATTCTTGCGGATCCAATTTTCAATTGCTTCTTTTCCATAGATCTGTCCTCTCCCTGGAATGCTCGCACATTGATAAGTTCCTACTTTTCTTACAAATAATTCTTTTAAGCCGTTTGTGGCTACATAATCGTATATCTGCTGTTTTATGCACTCAACACCTATATCTCTTACTTTCCCTGAATTTCCATCCAGCCTTGCGCTTGTCTTTATAGGATCAAAAGATACTTTTCTGAGTTTTATTTCTTCTTCCATTCCTGCCGCTGCTGTGCAGACTAAATTATGTAACCAGTCTTTAAAGTTTTCTTTTATAATCCTGTGTATCTGCCTGGCTGTAATAATATTCGTATAGTTTGCCAGAAATCGGGCTGTATCCATACGGTTCCATTTATCGCTCAGACATTCATAGATACATGCGGTTATAAAGTTCTGATCTAATGTTATATTTTTACAATACCGTTTCATTCGTTTCTTGATATAAGGGGTTTTCGGTTTTTCTACTCACCCCACGCATGAATCAACTGCATTCATGGTCCTTGTCCCAGGCTCCTATGCTCCCGATCACAAGGTTCGGCTTCAATCAAATTTCGGTGATGCCCCACGCTGCTGTTGCAGGCTCCGTCCTGCGGAGCGAAATGTAACACAAATATCAAATCATTTTCAAGAAAATCCGGAAACGATATTCCAGTTCGCATTGCCAACGCCATTGTTCGCATTCAGAATCCAGAGGCCGTAAATCGTGCCATTGTTCAGATTGCCCAGGGACAGCCAGGGAACAGGAACCGTTACCTCGTGTTACAAGTCCGTAATTTATTGCTATTCTGCTTTTTCGAAGTTGATTAGTTATCAGTTACATAGAGGGGACAGCCCCTCTGTCAGGCTGCCGCCTGCCATTCACCCCGTGTGCCGTTCGGTGAAACGCCGGAAACGATAAACCAGTGCGCAAGGCCAACGCCAACGTACGCATTCAGAAGCCAGAGGCCGTAAATCGTGCCATTGTACAGAGCGCCCAGGGACAGCCATTCTCTTTGGCCGCTCGTGCCTGAATCTGTATACAGTCCATTGCAAAATCCTGTTGTACTTCCGGCTTTTGTTTCCGTCGGTACCATGATTCCCAGGGCTGGATCAACAAAGCATTTTGAGATGTATTTCCATGATGCTGCTGTGTATGTTACCTGAGCCGCTACTTTCTTGTATCGTGTCTTTGCTGCATTCATATCCGTTGTAAGCAGTGACGCATCCATACAGATGTATACGTCTCTCTTTGGTGTTCCGTCTTCATCTGTAACAATATCCATAAATACATTACTGAGGACTTCATAAGCACCGTATCCGGTTTCGATTCCCTGGATCTTGAATGGATTCTTGTTATCTGTATTTGAGAACGGTGATCCATCTGATCCAAGCACGCTGTCGGTTGAGCCGGTCCGCCATGGCATTGTTGAGATGCAGGTCGTTAATGTCGTGTTGAATGGTTCTGTGTCCAAATATATTGCAGAATTTGTATCGTCTACCGGTTCAATCTTCAAGATCTTCACGTCATATGCGAGGTTGTGCATGTATGCGTAATATCTATCTTTATTTGTATTTGAACCAATATCCCCGACAGATACATAAGACCCAACAATATAATTGTTTGCTTTTGCTTTTGGTAGAATTACTCTTGTTACTCCGGTTTCTGCAACTGTTGCCATTTCCTGTGATGTATAAGAATTACATCCGGTCATAACGCTCCGGCTGTTCGTAGTTGCGTACAAAATAATCATCATAAGCTGTTTGTAAAAGAGATCCCAGTTTGTTGTCCCCACGTACATTGAGCCTTTCTTTCTCATGTATGCGATCAGTCCTGTGTGTGATACTGGTTTTCCTCCTTTCTGGCTTCCGTTTGCCAGAATCAGCCCTGCGGAGCTGTACGGCACTCCATCAATGTCTCCTGCCCCGTATTTTCCATGAATCATAAAAGGTGATATTGTTCCGTCCGGATTAATTGACTCTCCCATTGGTCTAAGTCCAAGAGCTTCGTTCGGACTGTCTGAATAATGATAATCTACATACTCAGGATTGTCTGTGATTCCAACCCATGCGGACATTGTGACCTCTCCCACATCTACTTTTCCGGTCTTTTTGAAATCCGGTTGTCCCTGCAGTGCAGTCACATGGTTAAAGCCTTTATTATCTACGGTAAAATTACATGGAAAGTGCATGAATACGCCAATCTCCCTGTAATCATCCTGTCCGATTGCTGTATTTGTGGACGGTTTTCTCACCAGTCCTTCATTGTCGTTCAGTTTCACGCCTGTTGGACTGGTAGAAGTGTCATACTTGTAGATTCTCGTTGTATATACTTTTCCAGTCCTGCGGAGGGCAAAGAAATTTGAAAGTGCGTTTTCAATTCCTCCACCTGCTGCAGTAATATTCTGAATCTGTTTATTTGCTTCTGCCTGAATGTTGGTTACCGCAGTCTCTCCGGTTTCCTGGAGATCTTCTTGCAGCTGTGTTCCCTCTGTAATTTTGGTTCCCAGAGATGTATCCAGGCTTGTTGCGGTCTTATTTGTTGCATCCAGATCTGTTTTTGTTTTGGTTGCTGTTGTGTTAGATGCATCAAGGGCAGCTTTGGTTTTGCCTGCTGCCGTGTTGGATGTATCTAAGTTATTCTTGCTGGTGTCTGCTGTTTTAACTGCAGTGTCCAGTTGGCTCTTGAGTGCTGTTCCATAGGTGATGTCTGATTCTAACTCAGTTTTTAAATCCGTTCCCTTGGTGATGTCTGCTGTAAGTGCCTTGTTTAAAGTATTTGCAATGTCAATAGAACTGTTCAGAGAGTTTTCTGTCTGTCCTGCAGTTGCGTTTGATGCGTCCAGGTTCTTTTTACTGGTGTCTGCCGTTTTAACTGCAGTATCCAGCTGACTCTTGAGAGTGTTTCCCTGGGTGATGTCTGTATCAAGTCCCTGTTTTAATTCTTCCGCCTTTTTTACATCTGCTGCAAATGTCTGCTCTGTCTGTTCGTTCTTTGCCACTTTCTCCGCAATATCAGACTGTGCCGCAAGAATATCCGATTTTACCTGGTTGTATTCGTTGTTTTCGTCTGATACCGCATTGATCGCATTGACGATTGAATCACGGACGTCTCTGCCTTTCTGGGCCTTTGCGATCTGATCCGTGTATTTCTTTACATCAGCCACGTTTACTCCTCCTTACCGATAATGCGTTTTGAGTATTCCTTTGCTTTAAGATCTCTTACCTCTGCAAGAATAGATGTGAGCATATAATCCATTAATGAGGCAGGGATTCCACCCTGCACCATTTCTTTAAATATCACGCTCCGAAGTTCTTCTGTTTTCTTATCCAGGATTGCTCCAAGAGGTAGTACTTCTTGGGTGTCCGATTCGGACACCTTTTTCTCTTCTGGTGTATCTTCTTTCATGTTTCTTTCTGTTTCTTTAGCTTCGCTCATTTCTTGTCCCTCCCTATTTCAAATGTGCTGTTGCAATATATTCTTTAATTGCATCCAAGTGTCCCTGTACCTCTGTGTTCATCACCAGAAAGTTTCCTTTGTTATTCTGGCTAATAATGTTTCCTGTTTTTTCATCAACTTCGGAATAAGTAAATGCGATTCTGCTTCCCTCTCCGGTTGATAAATTCATAAAACTCGTCAGTACTTTTTTCATGCTGCTGCCTCCATCTGATTAATAATGGTTACTCTGTCATTTCCCAATTCGGTTTCATAATCTGGCTCGGATATTTCTATTTCTTCCGCTGTATAGTCAAAATCAAGTTCTTCAACTGCTCTGTCGTATGCTGTTTCGCTTGCATCTGCGAATCTCATGTGTTCGTAATTTGTCTGCATTGCTTTTATCTCGAAGCTAAATTCTAGCCCCGGCGTTCCTTTTACCACAAAATGTGTTGGCGCTTTTTCTTCCACCCAACAGTCCCCATCACTTTCTTTCTGCAGAAATACATAATATGTGATTTCTGCATTTATGGATTCCTGGAAAATATCATCAAGATCAATCAGACAAGTCCCGTCGTCAGATATCGTTGCTTTTCCTATATCTCCAAAAATAGGTGATGCCATCTCATAACAATAAAACGCCTGCATTCCATAGTCTTTTGTGTCAAATATTCTTTTCTTAGTTCCTCTGACACTCAAGTCTGAAAGATCATTTCCGGATCCAATGTTATAGAAATGTCCTGACGCTTCGATATGTGAACTCGACTTTATCTTTCCTCTTGCAGTTATAGTTGACGATGATGAAATAGCGTTGAAGCTTGATGCTGTTGTGGCTGTTATCGATTGCGTCTTGATGCTGTCAAAAGCACCATCGCCGCAATCAATATCGCCAAACAGTGCTGTTGTAGTAGCACCTCCAATTACTACTGTATTTCTATTTGTTTCTTTGTGCGAAACATAATAAACTGAACCGTCTGATATTCTCATTTTCTTTTCAGACGAATTTATTTCCATTTTGTAGTTTCCTGTTGCATATGCATACAGGCTAGTTGAATCAATCCAAAATCCGCCTATTTTGCCGCTAATGCATTCCATTGAACCATCTGTCAAAATTTTAAAATAACTGTTCGCCGTTACAATTCCGTTGAAATCTATTTTCGACGCATTAATCTTTACCGACTGTGCAGTCTGGTTGATTGATGATGCAATTTCTCCAGCAGATACTTTCGACTCTATTTCCGTCTCTGTCTGCGTGATTCGGGAGCTGAGAGTACTTTCCGCACCTTTCGCACGGGAAACCTCTGACGTGATCGAGTTTTCTGCAACTGTGATCCTGGATATTGCAGTTTCGGCCGTACTTTTTGCGGTGTCAGCTGTATTCTTTGCAGTGTTTGCTGTTGTCTGTGCTGCATCTGCCTGGGCTTTTGCAACACTAATATCCTGATCCTGGATTCTTTCCCAGGATGCCGTTTTGCTTCCTGATGTTGTTCCGAAGCATTTCCATAGCAGATTTATATTGTTTCCGTAGCTTCCATGATTCGGACTTTCTGGATATGTCCCTTTTGTCAGTTCAGTTGCAGTGTAACTCGGCAAACTCTCAATTGTTGCTCCTGATGTTTCTCCGGTTGTTCCGGTAACTGACGCTATAGCGAAACCGTAGAAGCTATCGCTTGAACCGTCTGTATGCCAGTACACATAAAATTCTGAGGATGGAACAAAAACAGATGCACCAGCAATGTCAGTTCCTCCCAGCTTCGCTGCAAGTTTCATTGTTCCGTTATCACTGTAATAAATCTTTACATAATCATAATTTACGCTTTCCGTTCTGGAGTCTGATGAAAATGTGATCTTTAATCCAGGAACCTTATATGTATATCTGTACGCATATCCGGTTGTGATATCATAGTAAATATCTCCTATGTGCAGTGACTTTAAATCGTCGCTTGTCCAGGAGGACGCTGGTTCATTTGATGTTGTCGGTATTTTACTCCCGTAGAAATTACCGTTTTTCTCCGACACTGCCTGGCGTACCGTAGTTACTTCAAGAGTAATATTATCTGTCGCCATTTTAATAGCTGCCGTCATTTGTTCTGTTGTGGAATAACTTTTCAGCTTTTCATCTGTATCGGCTTTTGCATTCTTTTCCGCATTATCTGCAGCTGTCTGGCCGGCTTTTGTGGCATTGCTTTCCGCGGTGTTTGCAGCATCTTGGCCAGCTTTTACCGCTGCATTGTATTTTTCTTCTGTTTCCACGGTTGTTGTATATGTTTTTGATACTTCCAGAGAAATGCTGTCCGCTGCCTGTTTGATTGCGCTGTTCATCTCCAATGTGGTTGAATATTTCAACAGCTTCGTATCGGTGTCAGCTTTTGCGTTCTTTTCTGCCTGATCTGCGGCAGTCTGGCCGGCTTTTGTGGCATTGCTTTCAGCGGTGTCTGCTGCCGTCTGACCGGTTTTTACCGCGTCCATGTACTTTTCTTCTAGCTGTCCAGTTGTGGCGTATGTTTTAGACACTTCCAGCGTAATGCTGTCTGCTGCCTGACTGATCGCGCTATTCATTTCAACTGTTGTGGAATAGTTTTTCAGTTTTGTATCGGTATCGTCTTTTGCATTCTTTTCCGCATTATCTGCAGCTGTCTGGCCCTCCTGGACTGCATCTGCGTAGAGCTTGTTTGCCATCTCTTGCGTTGTATATGTTTTCGATACCGTCGAAAGAATACTTGTCTCAGTCATTGTGATCGCTGATCTGAGCTTTTCCTCTTCCCCTTTTGCCCTGGACACCTCCGCGGTTATAAGTCCCTCCTGGACCTCGATTTTTGAAAGTGCAGATTCTGCTGTGCTCTGAGCTGCTTCAATGTCCTTATCTTTTACTCTTACCCATCCATACTCATTACTGTCATTTTTCTGATACTGATAAGCATAGCCGGTTGTGGTATTGAAAAAGAGATCTCTTTCGTGTTCCTGCCTCAATTCGTCTGTCGTCCAGGCAGATGCTGGATTGTTTTCAGATGTTGGTTCATAATTTCCGTACCAGTTTCCGGATTTTCTCTCCAGCTGCTGCTCCAAACTCGAAACAGAAAGAGTTATCTTTCCGTCCATGGCTTCCAGGGATGTTGTGACCTCTTTCAGAATCGCTGTTTTATTTGCAGAGTCTCCATCTGATATTTTGGTTTCAATGTAGTTTTTGCACTCTGTTGAGAGTGCTTCTGTTTTAACAGAACCGGCAAGGATTCTCTCTCCTATAATCTGGCCATCCAGTGTCATTCCGATCGTGTACGGGCCGTTATATCCATTGTGAGATCCGCCGATTCCGTTTTTATTTATCTGTAGTATATTTGTTGCCTGTTCTTTGTCCGGTGCATCCATGTACAGATCCCGAAGCCAGAGACCGTTTTCATCAAATTCTGTGAGTTTGTATCCGCCTTTTGCTCCCGTCATTTGTTTCGTAAGATTATCAATTGCGGATTTCATCCAAGACGCTTGAACTCTTCCAGCCTCTGTTGTTTCCTGCCGGATCTGAGTAAATGTCCCAGTAGTCTGATCTGTGAAAGACTGCTGCAGATTTTCTCCCAGTGTCAACTGCGCCTGATCTGGTTGCTGCAATGGGATTTTCATTTCCATAACCGGCAATACTTTTTTCATTCCATACGGAATTGCATTGCAGAGCACACGGTCTCCTATATCAAAAGAATCATAATCCTGGCCAAACAATGACAAATCCACTGCAGTCAGGGAAATGACAAGGTTCTCATACTGCTGCGTCGTCAGATATTCTGTTGCTTTTTTTAGGAGGTTCGCTGGCGTTGCTACATCGTCCCACTTCTCTGTTTTCCACACCCATCCGAAACTTTCTACCGCCTCTTTGCTGTATATGTAGTCTTTTCCGTCGTTTACGGATGTAATGTCCACATTCTTTTCAAGGCGTTCAAATTCGGATGCGTTTTCGTCTGTTTCCTGTTCGATTGCTGCCCCCAGCGGGATCAGAGCTGTGATAACATCGTCGGCAGTCATTGTCTCTGAGTAATCAAGCAGGTTCTCTCCGAATTGAATTGGTTGTTCGCAATACTTGCCGTATTCCTGTATATTTATCCAGTCAAGGTATAGCTTGTCTTCTTCGTGTCTGAGTCTCAGGTATCCGCCCAGGCGATCAACCAGTTTCTCCCTGATCGCTTCAAGGGTGTTTTCTCTGTCAGTTATCCTGTACAGAGAGTCATTGCTGTCATGGATCGTAACAACCCCGATATAGATTTTCTTTCTGTCCTCAACCTGATTATTGTGCAGCTGTAGCCACGCGTCTAACATTTCCCTGGGCGACATGTCGTGCCATTCCTGCTGCGGCAGAATCGTATCTGCCAGGAACGACAACGCTCCGGTTGCTTTAATCGGTTGATTTTTAAACCGGTCTTTTTCTCTTGTGCGGACTTCTCCGTAAAAAATTTCTGTTTTATCTCTGTACACTGAAATCATGCTTTTTCTGTTATGAATATCATTGTACAGAGGATTTAAAGCCGGTACTTTCAGGGTTAACTCTCCTGCATATCCTGTCTGCAGGTCCAGCTCCGGATTGATAACTGCTGCCTCCCGGTCTCCTGGATAATACAGGATCTTGCCATCTAATTTAATTTTGTACATTACAATGATCCCCTCCTGTAAACAATGTCCAGTGTTCCTGATCCGGCAAATTCAAGTGTTACGTCAGATCCGTATACAACAATATCTGGAAAGCGATTTCTCCCCAGTGTCAGAGTGTAGGTTTCTCCGCACGCTGTCACCTTTAGTCCTGTTGATCCAATACTTTTTACATTCAGCACCGGAACGATTGCTACATCTCCAGAATATACTGTATATGATCCTGATCCAGATATTGTGATCCCGGCTCCCTGATCTATCACTCCGGTTTCGAAGTCGAACGGATCCCAGAGCCATTCCTCCGTTGAGTCAGCAAGCGAATATTTATAAGGATCTGCTTTCGGAACGCTTAAATGAAATTGACCGATCTCTCTTGACCGGTCAAAATCTGTTATGTACGCTCTTCCGGTCCAGTAATATGCTGGATCGTTTGAAAATGTTATCCTTATATTTTTACCATGCAGTCTGTTTCGAATATTCGAAATAAAACTGTCCCAGTCTTCGCGTGGCTTCTTACCTCCGAACAGAATATCAATTTCCCTTGATTTATATACTGGTCTGCCGGTGATTGCTTCTGATCCATCCAGAAAACCGTCAGCTCCAGGGATGTCAATGAAATACGTCTCTACCTCTGGTTCCCCGATATAATCATTATTGCCAATTGCGCAGCCCCAGTCTGCTAATGTATCTATGACTTTCCCAGAGTTTTCAACAGTGATTGTTGCTTTTATTGTCAATACATTATTCATCTGTAAGCTGCCTCCTTTGCTATTCTTCCAAGTTCATTATTGATTGCAGGTGCAAGTTTTCCAGCCCACTCACGGTTGTCAAAATAAATATCCTGTCCGGCGCTCATCACCTGGATAAGCTGTGTTAACATACCGGTTATTCCGGCAAGGTCTGTTTTGCTCGGATCGCTTGCATCTTTCAGTGAGCTTGTATCCAGCTGTAAACTCATCTGTACGTCTTTCATTGCATCCGTTACCAGTCCCCGACTCTTTTCAATGCCGGTTGCAAGTCCCTGCATAAAGTCTGGCATCCAGTCCTCATAATAATGCAGCGGCCCCTCGTCCGGTCTCGAGAAATGCAACCAAGATCTGATCGTATTTGCTACACTTGATACTGCAGATGTGACGTTTCCTATGCAGCTGCGGATTCCATTTGCGATTCCGTTCACGAAATCCTGCCCCCATCTGATCGCCTGCCCTGGCAGACTTGTGATGTAACCTATCGCTCCAGAGAATCCATTCACAACTGTCGAATATACTCCAGACAGTGCGCTGGATATTCCAGAGACCACGCTTCTGAATGTTTCGACTGCTGAGTCTTTCATGTTTCTCGCGTAATCTATAACGGTTTCCTTGACATTCTGCCAGGTTTCCGAAGTGCTTGACCTGATATTGTCCCAGTATTCTGACGCATTCTCTTTCAGAGTCTGAATTGAGTCTGACGCTCTCTCTTTCAAATTTTCTGCTGCGTTTACAACAAAATTCTTAATAGAGGTCCAAGCTTTTGATGCTGCCTGAGATGCTGTTGTCCAGATTCGTGATAATGTATTCTTGAATCCCGTGAACATTGTTGTGACTGCAGTAACAAGTCCTTGCGCAAGCGTTGAAACTACCTGTTTGATTCCGGACCATATTGTTTTTGCTGCGTTCTGGATATTTGTCCAGATGTTTGACGCGTCTGTTTTTAGCTTCTCGAAGTTTCCTGTCACCAGGTCAATCAGTAAAATAACTGGCGCAAGAATCGTATTTTTCAGCAGTTCCCAGGCGCCCTGTGCAATAGCGACAAGTCCCTGCCAGATTCCCTGCAATGTAGTAACTGCATTCTGCCATAGTGTTGTGATCGTTGTTACAACTCCGGATATGACCGGATTCTGCATCATAGTTGTCCAGATGTTTGTGAAGAAATTCGACACCTGCTGCCAGATTCCGGACCACCACGCCGGAATACCTGTGAAGAATGTAATAACGCTGTTCCAGGCTTGCGGTATTGTTACCGTAAAGAATGTTATGATTCCATTCCAGATTCCCATGAAGAAATCCGATACCTGCTGCCAGATTCCGGACCACCATTCCGGAACTCCTGAAAGAAATTCCATCAATGTGCTCCATGCCTGTGGTATTGTCTCGGTAAAAAATGATGCTATCTTTTGCACAACAGCATTTACGCCGTCACGGAACCATTCGCATTTTGTGTATAGTAACACTAACGCGGCCACAATTGCGGCTATAACTGCGATTACCGGGTTTGCAGCTATAACGCCAAACAGAGCTGTAAAAGCTCCTTTTACTTTTCCAAGTATGCTCGTTATCGTTGTCAGTGTTTTCATCTTTGAAAACAGCGCTGCAATTGCAGATATTCCGGTCGCAACTTTCCCGATCATTATGAGCAGCGGTCCGATTGCGGCCACAATCAACGCAATTGTCGCAACTATCTTTTTCTGCCCCTCGCTCATTCCGTTTAATTTTTTCACGAAATCTTGGATCACCGAAACCGTTTTCCTGATGTACGGCATTAAAATCTCACCGAACGCAATTGCCAGCTCTTCTAATGCGCTTTTCAGCTGTGTGAGCTGACCTCCAAGATTATCCTGCATGGTGTTCGCCATGTCTTCCGCAGCTCCGTCTGCATCGTAGATGGAATTTATGAGACTCTGATATTCTGCATCTGTAGTATTTATAATTGAAAGCAGTCCGGACATTCCCTCTTTTCCAGCTATTGTCGCGGCATATTTCGCTTTCAATGCCCCCTCTGCACCATACGCCTTTTCTGTCAAGTCTTCCAACGCTTTGTTGTATTTCTTTTCTGTTAGGTCGCCGCTTTCGTACTTTGCTTCGATGTCTGCCAACTGTTGCTGAAACTCTTCCATCGGCATTTTGCACTGTCCAAATGATGAACGTAAGTTATCCATAAGTTCTTTCAAACTTTTCATAGATCCATCACTGTTTGACAATGAAATATTTAGATAGTCCATTGCACCCGCAATACTATCTGTTGGTTTTGCAAGATTTGTAAGCATTGTCCTTAATGCAGTTCCGCCCTGTGATGCCTTAATTCCTGAGTTAGCCATCAAGCCCAATGCTACAGCTGCATCTTCAACGCTATATCCTAACGATCCAGCCACTGGTGCGATATATTTGAATGACTCACCTAGCATACTTACGTTTGTATTGGAACTTGATGCCGCCTTAGCAAGGACATCTGCGAAATGTGTAGCGTTATCTACTTCTTTCGAAAAGCCATCTTTCACAATCGTCGTAGTTTCGTCTGCCGCTAGACCAAAAGCAGTCATAGCATCCGTTACGATATCAGATGTAGTGGCGAGATCTTCTCCACTGGCCGCTGCAAGATTCATGATTCCAGGAAGACTGTTGTACATATCCTGCACATTCCATCCTGCCATAGCCATATAGCCCATAGCGTCTCCGGCTTCTTTTGCGGAGAATTTTGTCTGTGCGCCCATTTCTCGCGCACGCTCTCGCAGCTTATCCATATCCTCTGCAGACGCTCCGGATATTGCCTGGACATTCGACATTGAGCTGTCAAAGTCTGCCGCTGTTTTAACAGCAGCGGTTCCCAGTCCAGTGATTGCCGCTGTAACTGGGAGCATTTTTTCTCCTGCGGTTGTCAGGTTCTCTCCTATTTTCCCGGCTTCCGTAGAAATCTGGGCCAGTTTTGCGGATCCTGATCCTACTTCGTTTTCCAGGGATTTCAAACTTTCCTCTGTTTCAATAATCGTCCTTTTCAGGGCATCATATTGCTCCTGAGAAACTTTTCCCTCCTGGAACTTCTGCTGTACTTCCTGTTCTTCATTTTTCAGGAGTTCCAGCTTGTCTTTTGTATTTCCAATTTCATCAGACAGCGCTCTCTGTTTCTGCTGCAGTAACTCTGTATTGGTCGGATCTAGCTTCAGCAGCTTATCAATTTCTTTGAGTTCTGTCTGTGTTGTTTTTATTTTTGTATTCAGTCCATCAATAGACTGCTGCATCTGAGTAGGCGCATTTTTCGCCTCAGTCTCCAGGGATTTCAGACTTTCCTCTGTTGCTATAATCTCTCGTTTGAGAGCATCGTATTGCTCCTGAGAAATCTTTCCTTCCGCAAACTGTTGCTGTGCCTGCTGTTCTGCAGTCTTTAAGGCTTCCAGCTTCTCTTTTGTGCTGCTGATCTCGTCTGCAAGGGCTTTTTGCTTCTGTTGCAATAGCTCCGTGTTTGTCGGGTCCAGCTTCAAAAGATTATTTATGTCCTTTAGCTGCGCCTGCGTTGTCTTGATCTGTGAATTTACATTTTTGAGTGAATTTTGCAGTCCTGTGGTATCGCCGCCGATCTCAATAGTGAGCCCCCTTATGTCGCGGCCTTTGGACAAGTGTTATCACCTCCGCCCTTAGAATCTGTCCATATCCTCCTGTGTTGCCATCTTCGGCCACTTGTAGTCGTCGTTGATTTTTTCCGTAAAAATATCCAGGACTAAACCTACTGTGAGCAGGTCTAAATCCTGGATGCTAATTCCGGTCTGTGCGCATCTCAAGAGGAATAGCGCTGTCGTCATTTCCCGGCTACTTGGCCGAAGTTTTTTTTTGCTTCTGCCTGTGTCTGTGTATTAAGGTTCCAAAGTTTTACAATTTCTGGAAGAATCTCGTAAATAGAGAATGTATCGAACTGATCTAACCAGTCATAAACATTCTCAGGAAACTCCTGTCCTTTCTTCTGTGCTGCATGTTTTGCCATTACAAAAGCTACATTTTCGAACACCTCTAAATCCTCAATGGAGATGTCCGACTCGGACACCTTATTTTCTTTCTGATTGTCCTGGGATTTCTTCACAGACTTTTCAATTTTTACCATATCCTGAAAAATGTCTCTATGAAACTGAACGCGATAAATCCTTGGAATTGCTGCAGATGCGGCAAAAAGCACGTCTTTCCCGTCAATTTTGATCGTTTCAACCATCTTTAATCTCCTTACTCTCCATTAGCTTTTGCAGTAGCCTGTACTGTCGTAATGCTTTCCGGATAATATACCGCTTTGTACCATCCGTCATATGTCGTTTTATCTGTATCAACAGTTGTCTGAGCTTTTACACGCCCGTTCGGCAGTGGGCTGTTGCTGATTGTGATTGTTTCAGTTCCTGGCTCAACGTTCTTCTCTTTTGTTTCAGATTCGATTGACGGTCTTGTTGCTGTGCAGTTGTAGAGTACTCTTCTGATTGCTTTCTGATCTCCGTCAAACTCAAACAGGAACGCAAATTTCTGTGTATCTCCAGTTTCGGAAATCTCATGCAGCACACCTTTTTCATCTCTCTGTTCTTTCAGAACATCTTCTCTGAACTGATCCGGAATCAATGCAAATTCTGCATCACCCTCATATCCATTGTTTGCAGCAGATACAAAGTACTGGATTCCATCAGCATAGAACGGTGTTATATCTCCGTTTGCATCAAACGATACAGATACAGCACCTTTGACCGGTACCGGAGCCTCAAATGTGATTGTTCCGTCTTCTGCTTCGTTCTGCTTCGCATAATGCGCATTTTTAATGTTATATTTAACCTTGTTGTCTTTGTTCTTAGACATTTTTATACCTCCATCTCGTATAAAACTTCATACATTTTTTCAGACTCAAGATATGATTCTGTTTTTTGGTATGCAATACCATACTTTTCAAGAATATCCTCGACTTTTTTCTCGTTGTCCCAGTCTTTTATATCTGAGTATAATTCAATGTTCAGGACGTCGATTTTTACATATGTGATTCCATCAGCGGCAAAATTGTCACTCTCCGGAATCCTCCACACAAGAAAAGGTGGTTCTGTCCAGTTATGAGTTGTGAAATGATCGTACTCATAAGGCAGTCCCACCTCACTTAACATGTTCTTGATCTGTTCAGCTGACATCATAATTTTGATGCAATCTCCTTTTCCAGTTCTGCAATTGCTGCCTGTTCTGCAGGCTCTACGTGTTTAATCGCTGCCACTCTTCCTCCGCCCCGTTTCTGGTGTCCTTTTTCCAGTAGATGCACCAGAGAGTATTTTGTATCGTGGATCGCCACGATCAGGCTGGTAGCATTCTCTTTTACTACGGTCTTTTTCCATCCTTTTTTGTATTTTCCGGTTGCTACCGGAGAATTTTGTTTCAGCTTTGCAACTGTTCTTTTCGCAACATTGTTTACACATTCTTTTGTTGCTGCAGTACAGTGTTTTCCATAGTCTTCAACAAGGCGATTGATTTCTGCTGTCAGATCATCAATTCTAATGCTGTTACTCACGATCTGGTCTCCTATCTGTGTAGAGCTGAACGATCTTTTCAAGTGACAAATATACTGCAGGTGGCGTGGCGTCAAATTTTTCCTGAATCTGTACGATTTTGTACTGAGCCGGATTGTGTTCGTTTATAATCTCATCTCTTTCGAAATCAAAAGGATCCCAGAGCCATCCGCTTTGAGAATCAATAACAACCACGTCCAGGACTTCTATGTTTTCCCGGTTCAATACTTCTGCCGGAATGCTCAAGAGCTTTGACAGTTTATTTCCTGCTGTCTGTGCGTCAAAATATCTCCTCTCGCCAATTGTACGGTTTCCGAAACGTATGCCTTTTAGCTTTGTGTATGTGATCGTCCTTTCTTCTACATTGCAGATACTCAGCACTCCGTCTGTAAAGGTTTCAAACTGTTTGTTTTTTGTCCTTGGCATATTCATCCACCTTTTTTGCTATCTGCAGGCTTATGATCTCATTTTTATAATTCGTCCAAAACTGCTGCCGTTCTCCAGAGCGTTCATACATTACCATTTGAAAAAGGAGTGCTTTTTCCTGGGTATCTCCCAGGAAATCGCATTCTCCTAATACTCCGGCCAATGATGCCATGCCACGCTTTATCATCCCTAAGAGTTTTTCGTCTCCTTTCGGATCGTCCCAGGTGATGTCCAGGTAATTTCTGACCTCTTCGAGAAGTGTTGAAAGCTCATCTTCTGACATAGCACTCACCTCATCATTCTTTTGTAACGGTTACAGTGTAGGTCTTTGTCTGCTCTCCATCGGTTACTTTAACGGTTACTGTATTGGATCCGCTGTTCCATGTTGCTTTTCCGCCATTTGTCACCTTTGCGCTTCCTACTGTGATTTCAATTGCTGCAGTTCCAGATTTCGGGAACGCTGTGATTGTATTTGTTGCAGTTGTTGTTTTTGCTGTGTATGTGTTTGTATCGCTGTCAAATTTCGGTGAGAGGGTTAATCCTCCGATTCTCAGGTCAGAAAGTAGCGCATTATCTACATGTTCCTCCTGTTTACTTACAACCTCAAAGCGAACAGGATGCAGATCTGTAATGTCCAGAACGACAAAAGCATTGTTGTCCAGTGCGAATCCGTGAGCATATAACTTGATAAGGTATACTCTTTCATCTTCCAGGAATCTGTATTCATCTGAATACTCAATTTTTCCATTCTTAGACATTCCTACGCCAAGGAAGTACTTTCCTGCCATTCCGTATACTGCAGTTCCTTCTGTAACTGCTGCCGACTGGATAATTTCCAGAGGAATCGGAAGTGTTGAAACATATACGCCGTCCGGAGACATTGCGCGTGTTGCCGGAAGGATTCGTTTCCAGTAATCTACCGGATTTACGATCATAATCAGATTATCTACTGTTCTTGCCTGGCCTTTGCTGTTTCTTGCCATGATAGATGTAACATTCCCAAGCTGGATCATATCAAGAGCTGTCATTTTGATAGTCTCTTTTTCCGGATATTCTCCAGATACAACGTTCACTCCGTCTCCTACCTGTCGTGCCATTCCAATCGGCATGTCTTTTCCGGTACCATTTACGATTCCGTACTCAAGTCCGTTTGCAAGAGCTTCTGTGAGCACCTGACGCACGTAGTTATCTAACCATGCAGGGCCTAAGTCAAGCATAGCTTTTGATACTGGCAGGAATGCGCTCAGTTTATCCTGAGTTACATCTACTTCTTTGAATCCGGATGTCAGTTCTTCAATGATCTTGCTGCTGAGTTTGCCCCATGCTGCTTTCTGCTCTCCGTTTGTGTTTAACATCATTCTTGTGAGACCAGTTACAGTTGTTGCATTTAATTTTGACAGCAGCGGATGATTTGTTGTCAGTTCTTCAAATACAGAATCAATGATTGTCTCCGGAAAAACGGTCTCAATATTGTTGAGTGCCTGCTTTGGATCCGCGGATTTCATTGCTTCAATAACCTTTTCGTAATATTCTCTTTCTGCGCTGGTGAGCTGGCGAACGCCTCTCTGTGCAAGTACATTCATGTCGTTCTGATTTACCAACTCTTTCGCCTGTTCCAGTACATTCTGCTCAATCTCCTGGCAGAGTTCCATGAATGCCTCTGTAAACGCTTCTGAGTCATTCGCTGCAACTGCAGCATTCATTTTGTTAAGGATTTCCCCTCTTTTCAGTGCGATAAAATCTCTGTTTTTCATTTTATTCTCCTTTTTTGAATCCCTGCAAGAATCCCTGCAGCGTGTGTGGTGGCTCTTTTGGATCTGCTGGCGGTTTCTGGCTGCTCTGCATAAGTTTCAACTGTTCTCTGAATGACTTTGTGTCATTCATATGCTGCACAACTTCCTGGAGACGTTTCTGCATCTCCTCTCTGGTTGTATCGTCCTCCGGAGCATGTCCGTAATCTTCTACCTTGTCGATCAGGCCGTACTGCAGACAATCCTCCGGTGTCAGGAATGTTTCTGCGGTCATCATGTCCGCGAGCTGCTGTTCATCCAGATTTGAGCGTTCCAGGAAGATCTTGCGATTGCTTGCTGTAAGTACGTCCAGGTCGTCTGCTGTCTTTCTCAGCTCCCTGGCGTTTCCGGATGCTGCAACCCATGGTTCGTGAATCAAGGCAGTTGTTCCTACGCCCATGATTCTTTCATCGCACGCCTGCAGTATAACGAATGCTACAGAGTACGCAACGCCGTCCACGATCCCTTTTACATGGCTTCCTGACTGCTTCAAAAGATTGTAAATTGTAACGCCCTCTTTTACAGATCCGCCATTGCTGTTAATATGCAGCTCAATCGTGTGCTCTGCCGGAATTGCGGCCAGCTGATCGCGGAAATACTTCGCAGATGTCTCGCTTTCTGCGTATGACCAGGTTTTCCAGTCAAATTCGCCGTAAGCAGATACATCATCGTAAATGTAGAGCAGATGCGTCGCCGGATCTGCTGCCTGCTTAAAGCAAAAATTAGTTTTATTCTGTGTTTTTTCCATCTTTGGCACTTTCTCCACCTCCCTCTATATCCTGTAAAACATTTTGTACAGTTCCGTAATTTTTCGTGATGAAATGTTGATCCGCCCAGTCCTCGTTGATCTGTGGCTGTCCCAGCGCACGCAAGATCATGTTGATCGTATGCGTTCCGGACTGCACCAGCTTGTCAATCTGGGTCGCATTGCTAAACAGATCCACATGCTTAACATGTGACGTATCAACCATACATCTGCTGCCTTTCAGGACTGCTTTTCCGTAGCGCTTGCGATTTATCTCTGTTGCCAGGGATTCTGCAAGCGGATCCAAGGTAACGGTCAACAATTCATCTATTGCCTTGCTGTTGTCCTGTACATTCCCCTTTAGAATTGACGGCGGGATTCCGAATGCACGCGCCGTAAAATCAAATATATCGTCATACAGCGCCTTTATGTCTCTCGTCGTTGTCTCGTTGTAATTCTTTGTATTTTTCGCCTCAGTGAATGTATAACCGTCAAATAACGGCAGTACTGCGTTTTCACTTTCGAAAAATGTTCTGAAATACTCATTCATCAGCTTTTCAAGATCTTTGCTGAAATTCTTTGAGTTCTGAGCTACTGTAGATATATCCAGGATCCCTTTTGATCCATGCGATTTCAAGAAATTCTTAGAGCCATACTGGATCAGTTTCGAATAAGATCCATACAGTCCCTGCAGCACTGTATTTACATTTTTCCAGTTCGGCTTTAAGTACATAACATCTGCCGATCTGAATTTCCGCAAAAACGTATAGTCGTCAACAGTAACCTGGTTGTATGTATTCCCGTACAGGGCATTTCTGTTCGTGCAGAAAGAATCCGCCACGTAGATCTGTCCGTCTATACCCTCTACGATCAGAGCCTCATTGTTGCGAAACATCTTTTCAACCAGCTTGTCAAAAAACTGCTGCTTATTTTGGTTTCTATTCGGCTCAATATTCCAGACGTAGTATTCGTCCCGGAATATCTCCTCGCCATTTAGGAATGTACGAATCTCACATTTCGCAAGCAGTTTCGCAATGATTTGAATTGCTCTCTGAAAAGCAAGTTCTCTCAGATATATCTCTGCTACTATGTTTTCAATCGGATTGTCTGCAATTTCGAAACGTTCAATATTTTCAATTGACTGTTCGGGTTCTTTTTCTTCCTGATCTGGTTTTCCCCGGATCAGGTTTCGGAATGAAAACCCCATTTCTGCCTCACCCCCTTTCAATAAATCATTACGCCGATGTCTGGCAGCTCCGTAGCAGCTGCATACGGGATCATGTCCTCTATGGTCATAGATGCGACAAGCGCCATGAACGGGTCTGTCTTTCTGCTTTTCGCTTCAATTTTCCCGTATACATAATTTCCTATGTCTGCATCATCCTTTTTCCCTGGCTTTCTTCCGTACTGGACCATCTTCGTGTTGTTTGTTCCCCATCTGAGGACCGGATTGTCGCCCCAGATGAAATAATCATTCGCAAAGCAGCTATCTATTACTGTCGCGACTCTCATAACATCCGACGGCCTTACAAGTTTCAGGTTTTTGTATACCTTTGCATCGAAACCGATCTCTCTGAGCGCTCCTGCCAGCAATGCGTAACGGAAATCGTCTATTGCGACACCCTTGATGCAATACTGTGTCATTGCAAGTTGGATATAATCAACGATCACCTCCGGATGTATTTCTACGTCGTCAATAATCGTCAATAGCCCTCTTCTTTCCCACTCTGCAAGCGGCGCCTTTATCCTCGGAATATCCTTTGACTGTTTGCATAACCAGGAATGATTGATGTCATACCGGTTGTTTTCATCTCTGAAATGCAAATTCACGGAAACAAAGTCCGTGATCTTTGAAAAGTCAATTCCACATGTACAGATCCGTCCGTCCAGATCCGGGATTTCTCTGTTTGTGAGCTTAATTTTTTCATACGAACAGACTTTTATCTCGACTGATCCTGACGGAATGTTCATTCGCTTCGTCATGAACGCGGAGAGGCGTTCCGGATGTACGAGCCAATCCCGGTATTCTTTCCGGATCTCGCCCATAAGTGTCGGAAGATACGGCAGGGATGGGTTTGCTTTCTCCCAGTTCTTTTCGTCGTGTACTTCTTCTTTGCTGTCCAGGCGGCAGATGAACGGCAGCAGACCGTTATCCGGCATATCTCCGAAAAGAATCTCCTCCGCTGTTTCAAGAATATCGTCCAGAGGTCCCTCTCTTATGTCTCCCTGTGTTGTGTAATAGGACCGGCGCGGATGTGGTTTCTTTCCCAGACCTGTTGTAAATACCTCAATATTCTTATAATCCTGGTACTGGTGTATCTCGTTAAATACCACCAGTCCCGAACGCATACCGTCTTTTCCGGACGGGTTGTTCGTTCTTCCCAGGATCGTTGAATTTGTTTTTATACCCACAACTTTTTCGGAACTCCATTTATAAAACTTTTTCAGTTTTTTTGTGTGTTCCGGCATTTCCAGGGCCTCAACCACGTCTTTCAGCGGTCTCAGTGCCTGGTCCTCATTGTTTGCGCATATATCAACGTCATATGCACGGATTCCGTTGTACGGGCTTACCAAGCAGGCAGCTTCCCAGGCAATCGTACCGTCTTTTCCGGCTCCTCGTCCTAACATACAGAACAGATCCGGCCAGCGCGGTGTTTTTGATACTCTCCAGTATGTACAATCATGTAGTCCTACTACAAAGATCTGCCAGGGAAACAGCGTTTCAAACGGGAAATACTTAGCGATTCCGATGTATTTCGTCAGCTGCTCACTGTCTACGTATATGTCTTCGGTTTCAAAACATTTTCGAACATGTGATACCAGCGCTTTGACATCCCTGGAAGTCCTGATTTTCTCAGACTCGACAGCCTCCATGAACGCCTCAATACGTGGATCACAATTCCTCATCATCATCCCCCTTGATTGTTTCTTTTGTTGTCAGTTCCAGCTTGTCCAGTATCATGAGCATCTGTTTATTTACAGCTACAAGATCCTTGACAGATTGATTCTGTTTCACGATCTTCGCCTTGCCACTTGCAGACATCGTTTCGTACGTCACGCCACGCTTTTTGATATCGGTTTTCAGCTTCTTTTTGACATCATAGAGGGTCATATAGTCGTCTAAAAGGTCATTAAATACAGATATATCCGCCTGTTTTTTTCGCAATTGCTCTTTTAAGCTTTCTAATATATCCGCTTTTTTTTCGGCCATTTTTTCACCCCTATTTTTTTATTTTTCATCATGCGCGACTTTTCCCGGATTTGTCGAGGCCACCCACCGGTCTCCGGCCGGCCGCCAAAAATTGCAAATTTTCCGACGGGGGGGAGTCAGTCCCAGCGCTCCTCTGTCAGCGGTTCCTGGCGTTTCGTTTTCCTGTATCCATGCACCGCCTCGTGGCAGTCATGGCATAGGCTTATCAGATTTCTTTTACGGGTTCCATGCCATTCATACCAGATGTCCAGAGCCATCTCCGGATGCCGTTTGACATAGTTCACATGATGCACTGTCGTAGCTGCAGTATACTTGTGCTGCTCTTTGCACCTCTGACATTCGTTGTGATCCATGTCCAACACCTGCTGCCGGACCTGCTTCCATCTGCCCCACACATAGAACCTGTGTATATCATTCGCCACGCACCACCTCGCGAACTCTATCTCCTGCTGTGTCATTGTGTCCTCCTAACCAAAAAGAGAGCCTGCTGTTTGCAAGCTCTCCTCGAGGGGAATTATCGTGCGGTTTATCTTTATACCACGCTATCAATATATCACTTATATTGTCCTGCGAGTACCGCAGTTACAGATAGTCTTTTATCAGGTTCTTGTTATTGTTTCTCAGCTGCAGCTGATACCTCTGTATTGTTCTCTGGTAATTCTCCATGTGCTTTCTGTATGCTTCCACCTCCGCAACGTTCTTTCTCCCGTACATCCGTCTGTATCTGGCCTGCATGTTCTTAGCGCGTAGCAGCATTGCTTTTGTCTTGCCGTCTTTCAGTAAAACGATATATTTCTTTTTGCATTCTTCACACTGAATATACTGAGCATCCAGCTCCGTTCCTGGTATACGTTCCTCTTTCACTTTAAGATTTACCTGTGCTTTACATTTGTTACACTCTATCATTTAATCCTCCTTGCTATGATACTGTAAAACCTCCTACGCATTTCGTAAAAGTACGATCTCTCGCATGGAATGCCTCTGGCTTTCATCACTTGGAATGTGCAGTATTCTGTCGTCACATAATACAGCAGATATGGATACAGCTCTTCTTCTTTTCCTACAGCTTCCATGGCTGCCTCTTCGATCTTCTTTATCTTGCGTGTAATCTCTGCTGTTTCCATGGCTGCGTCTGCGGTTGAGTCAGAACAGTTATGTGATCCCGGCTGTCCAGTCAGATTCTGTCCGGCTCTTGTGTCTCTCTTTATTGTCAGTTCTTCTTTCCATTCGTTGTACTGCAGGCAATAATTGTATGCGGTCTGGAAAGCTCTTCTTGATATGTTATACTTCTTTCTGTTCAGCGGTCTCACATCTGGCATGTCTGCCCTCCTTAAAACTAATTATTTCTCTTGCTCCGGCCAGTTTACTTGTGTGTCCAGAAATTTTATTTCTCCCGGATATACCTGTTCTACTTTTCCGTTTTTATATTCCACAATGGCAAGTGTAATATTTGTTTGTCCTCCTGGACTTCCGCCCACCAGTAGCGACGGTTCAACAACTGTTGCAATTTCTGTCCATCTGTGAAATATAGCCTTTCTTCCTCTCACTCGACATAATCTGCATTTGCGTAATCTCTCATAATGTTCTTTTGTGGTAATCACATAACCATTATCTGTCGTAATCTCTGTATCACTACAGAAAAACGGTCTATGTGCTACATTGTCAATTAATTTCTTAACGTCGTTAATGTCCATCATGTTTGTGATCCTCCATGATAAAATTTTTTCCAAAAATCTCCATAAACTCTTCCCTGCTGCCGAATCGGTCCTCAAAAACTCTCTGTCCCTCTTCATGCAGCATGTCCATGACCTTTTGGTTTGAGTGTACTGCCTCCGGTCCTGTTCCTGCCAAGTGATGCACATTACAGAGATATACTTTTAACCCGTAGTGTCCTGAATGTGTCCGATTCGGACACCCTCCGAAAATGTGATGCTCCTGGAGTGCTGGATGTCGTCTGTAATCATTGTGCAACTTCGTACAAAGATAACAAGTGCCGCTTTCTCTGCTGTGCATGATGCTCGGTCTCTCTGGTTCTTTCTTCTTAGTCCGTTTTTTCTTTTTCTGCTTCGGAAATGACTGCATTTCTGTGTCCCTCCAGCTTTTTCTTGTAATTTGTATGATAGTCTTTGAACCAGCGCGTCTGTCTACGCTGATTTACGATTATCCTTGCTTCTTTGTTGTCCATTTCTCCTCCTTTCTCATCAAAACGGCATTTCTTCCTCTATTCCCTCCGGAATATTCATAAAGCCGTCTGGATCTGTTTCAGGAGCTGGCTGTGGGTGACTGCTGCCGGATCCGGCGTTCTTTCCCTCTGCAAATTCCTGTTCATCAACTACAATCTCTGTCGTATAGACCTTATGTTCGTCTCGGTTTGTATAACTGCCGGTCTGGATACGTCCAGAAACAGCAATTTTAGTTCCCTGCCGCAGATATTTTTCTGCAAACTCCGCAGCGCGGCCAAAAGTCACGCAATTGATAAAGTCTGCAGTTGCCTCGCCGTCACGATGGAATCTCCGGTCTACTGCAAGTGTATATCTGGCAATTGCCAGGTTATCTCCGGAAGCGTAGCGCACTTCCGGATCTCTGGTTAAACGTCCCATCAAAATTACTTTATTCATCATTTTCTCCTTTTGAATCTACTTCCTTGAGGTCTTGCCCCCCCCCGTTTCGTTTTTGTTACATACGCTGTACGGCGTGAGTTCATTTCCATGTCGATCAAATTTCCACACTGTAAGCATTCCTGCGTCAGTTCTGCAGTGTTTCTGTTTGTCATGTACTTCCATGAACTTCCGCAGGCTTTGCACTCTGCATACATTGGTTTTAAAGCTCTAAGCTGTGTTACGTGTCCGCATTTCTTACATTTGTGCTGTGTCTCTGGCTCTTTTGCGTTGTACGAGATTGTCTCTCCACATTCTTCGCAACGAATATGTAAAAATCCTTTGTATTCTTCTGCGGCTTCGCTAATCGTTGTCTCCGGTACCTGATCTGTTTCCTTTTCCGGATCTTCAATCTCAAAATCATCATTTTTGAAATCATACTTTCGTGCCAGTTCTGTCACATCCTTGAGGAAATCATATTCTTTCGAGTCTGAGATCCGTACATGCAGTGTAAAATTACCGGTTTCATTTTGAATTATCATTTCCATGCGTCTTTTTTCTCCTTTACCATCACTATTTTTGTGCCTTTGATACGATATGCTCTTGAGTCTCCCGGATGTTCTGTCTCAAGAATGTGATCCTCCAGCAGCATTGTTATATGTCTTCTGATTGTTGCCTTTGACAGTCCTGTATCTGTCGCGATCTCATAAATGGCCGGTGAATAGCAGTGCTGCTTTATGTATTTAGCGATAAATTTCAAAATCTTCTCTCTGTTGTCCTCTGCTTCTGCTGTTGCATAGTTCAATTCCATTCACCTCTTTTTCTGCGGTGTGCTGTCAATGTTTTTGTTGTATTTACCACATTTCTCGTATTTACTGCGTATGAACTTTCCGGAACTTCGGAAATGTTGATTCCTATGCCTGCAAACAATTTTATCAGTGCATCCGCTGCCTGTTGTATATGTATTCTGGTGCCGGCCCATGCTTTTGTGAATTGTGTTGCAATTTCTTTCAGCTTCTCGCAGTCCCAGGAGCAGTTTACTGTCGTTTTCTTTCCTCCCCACGGCTTGTTTATTGCCCGGTGATAGCTTTTCCCGGAATACTTCATTTTCTTCGGCGGATTTTTGCCGATTTCCTGCTTGTATAGTTTCTTTTTCTGTCTCTTATTCATTTCTTTCCTTTCCTGCTGCCTAACAGCTGATCGCAGACGGACTCAAATTCTCTCAGCAGGTCAAAATCCGTCTTTCTGCTTAATTTCCTGTCGATCTCCTCTACTTTGTATTCTCCAAAAATGTGATCTCCGGAGGTTCTGGCGTTGTTGACCTGAGCCGTTGTGCAATGCAGTTCTTCTCTAATCTCTCCGCTTGTCACATTCTCTAATATCAGGTCGCCGGATCTGTTTCTTACCTCATATAGTTTCTTTACCATTTCGTCCTCCTCAATGTCCGGCAAGGAACGTTTGCATCATTCTAGTTCTCCAGTCTGTCTGATTGCCCGTCCATTTTTCACATTTATCGTCGTCCTCTACCAGACGGCCAGTACGATCGCAAAGACCACAATCATTTTCTTTACAGGTTTTGCAAGTCTTCTCCATTTTCTATCCCTCCGTTTCAATTCCATTGTCAATAAGTTCCTGCATTTCTGCGTCCAGAATGCGGACGTAAGTTCCTCTTACCATCCGCATTACTTCCGGGCTTAATTCTTTTGTGTTCTTTTCTGATACCAGGCTTTTAGCCAGGGCGAATACATATGCAACGCTTTCATCCTCTGTAACAGTTTCCTGAAATTCGATTACAAGGATTTTTCTTTCCTCATAGCTGATAATCCATGCGTTCTTTACGATTTTCTTGTGCAGCTCAATATGAACATAAAACGGTTTTTCCTGCAATTGTTAGCCCTCCCATTATTTCTGCATTTCTTTCAGGAACTCAACCAATTCAGTCTCTGAATTAGGGAATTTATTATATCGTGTATGATACGTCCATTTCGGCACGCCACCAGCCCGATCTGGTTCAGGTCCTCCTACTAAGTGCATATAATATGATTCTTTTATGCTGGATACCCACCAGCTTTTATTATTTTCTAAATCTGGGGTGTATTCTTCTACTATCAAACGCGCTCCGTTATCAAAATCGTATTTGTAGTATTTGACTTCTATGTTTTTATCCTCATACCAAAGTCCCCAACTTTTGTAGTTTCTTAACCATTCTTTTCTCTGATCGTTATTTCTCATTACTGGAAGATCTGAATTTGCATTGTCTTTTAGCATTTCGGTGGTTTCGCCGGTATGGTCTCTCTGCTGCTTTTTATCCGGCGCGTCTGCTTCCGTTTGGCAGCGTTTTTCTATCCATCCGCAACGAATATTGCATTCTTCTGGACAATTTACGCAACAGGCATATGGAGCACTGCAATAATACGCTGAGCCACATATTCCGGATTTTGATTTTCCTGCGATACATCTTACGCCTTGGTCTTTTTCCTGTGTCTCTGTCTGTTCTTTTGGACTGTTCTGTGGTTTCTCCGGAGTGTCTATGGATACTATACGGACCGGCTTCTGTTTCTTTCCGAATCTTTTCACCAGCTCCTCAGACAATTCATTCCACGCCAGACTGTGCTGCATTGTGCTGTCGGGATTGAATGTTATTCCCTCTTTGTTTGCCTGATAATTGAAATGTCCGTTTCTGATCCTGACATCCCGGTACCGGATACTGATTAAGTATGCGGCCATTCTCGTGTCGCATTTGAGGACTCTTTCTCTTTCGCCTTTATTTAAGGCTTCGAAGAATCTTTCTATCTGCAGCTCTGGCTGTACCGGTGTGTCGTTCTCTGGCGGTCGTTGCTGCCCTGTCGCCTGTTCAATCGTGAATTGTCCAGGAATGTCTCTGTTGTCTTCCTGGAGTTTCTTAAAAGCTCTTACTTCCGCTTGCGTTATGATGTCGTGCTCCATGTAGTGCTCCATAGCCTGCTTCTGGTATTTTTCATCCAGATCAGCAAGCTCACGGGCCACGGTGATGTTGATTTTCTCCGCCTCAAACTCCGCCATCCATTCAGCGCTAAGTCTTTTCTGGACTGCGTGGTATCTTTCCATCTGTGTTCCAGAGACTCCGATTGTTTCTCTCACGGTGTCCCTTGTTTTGCCTTTTAGCCCAGCAAGGTTTTTCAGTTCTTTTATGATTTCCTCGGTATCCAGGGCCTCTCGCATCTTCTCCCAGTCCGATTTATCTCTAAACCGGTTTGCCTGAATAACAGACAGACGTTCGAGTAACTTTGATATTGCGTCGTCATTCTCCCTTGTTGCTGAACCGTCAATGCAGCTTGTCTCAATTTCCAAAAAATTCTTGCGAGCATTATCTTTTACTTTTGTATATTTGCAGTTGATCTTTCGGAACTCTTCATGTCCCTCCTCTACCAACATCCTGCAACACATTGTCCGGCAGTGTCCGGAAATGATGTAATCTTCTCCGTCTCTCTCTTCGATCAGGACGTCCTGCATCACTCCGAACAGCAATATAGAATTTTTTAATCCCTGCAGCTTCTCTGGTTTCACTCCGTAAAAATTCGCTTTTGACGGAATCAACTTAAACACATCTCTGTATACTGTGTCGGTTGAGTTTTCTTCCTGCATCTGTTTCGGGCGGTTCGCAACCATGTCAGCAAGGTTAAAAGCCATTACTCCTCACCTCCTGATATGTTCACCTCTGCAATGTACTCGGCTACAAGGTCCTCATAGTCCTTTGCAGCTAAAGATCTCGGAGAGTACTTCGGAATCGGAACTCGCGCATATGTACATTCTGATACTTTTCTTGAATATCTGATGTGAGTTTTTAACATCGGATATCCCGCTGCCTGGATCAGTTCTAATCCCTGGTGCTGCGCTTCGTTTCTTCTGTCATACTTCGAGATAAAGATCCAGTAATTTTCAAGTTCTTCATTTAGATCCTCTCGTGTGTGCTGGATCTGACTGACAAGCTCCGGCAGTCCCTCGCTTGTGTTATCGTCGATCTCGACAGGAATCAATACATCATTGCAAGCTGTCAGCGCATTTATGGTTGAAATATTAATGTCTGGTGCATTATCAATGATGCAAAAGTCATACTGATCCCGGACACATTCGAGCGCATTCTTGATACGATACTGCTGTGGACGTGTTTGATCTAACATGACTGTCTGGTTCGCTGTGAGCAGGCGCATATTTGCCGGGAGGACGTCCAAGTTCTCAAAATCTGTTTTTTTGATGAGTTTGTGCATCCAGTCTTCCGGATGTCGTGTCGTCATGATTCTGTCAATACCCTCTCCGTCCTGGGTGCGTCGGTTCAGTCCTCTCGATGCGTCCCCCTGCTTGTCATTGTCCAACAGGAGCACTCTGTATCCCTGGTTTGCAAGGATGTACGCAATGCTGTTTGATGTGATTGTTTTGGCGACTCCGCCTTTTAAGTTAATAACCGCTACTGTTCTCATAATTTTCCCCTTTTCTCTATTCTTATTTTCTTCCGCAGCTACATCCGTCTCCTGGTTTCAGCTTTCTGCATATTCCCTCTACGCACTGGCAATAGCCTATGTCTTCTGACTTTGAATAATATCTGTACTCACATTCTTCGCAGAGTGTAATATGCTTGTATTTGTCCATGAGTTTCATAGCCTGGCTATGGTCAAAGTGATTGATCTTGTCATATTCTGCCTTGATCCCGTCTGTATGCTTCTGCAACTCGCAATGATGACAGAAATAATCCAGTTCCTCCTGGTTTAAATCTTCTTCTCTGTATCTGCAGATATTGTCGCAGATGTATTCTTCCAGAGCTTCAATGTTTGTGTCTATTCCGTCGTCGTCTTTCTTCGTCGGCTCGGCGCATCCATTCGGGTTTGCCGTCTTCTGGCTCGCTGTCAAAATAAATCCCTCCTTTTCGGTCTTTGTAATACGTGAATTTATATCCAGTTCTAATGATCGTACCTATGTATTCCATGTCAGCCGGGTTCTGTTCTGGTTTCAGGCTCCAGCCCTTTCCCCATATCTCCTCCATCTTTTCTCATTTCCTCCTGCATCCATACGGAGTATGTGTGCTTTCCAGGGTGAGAGGATATCACGATACCGCGCTCTTTTATTTTTCTGCAGATACTCTCCCATTCCTGAGCGTTCTTTATCGGTTTGCCTTTTGTGTCTTTAAAATCAGCTGCTGCCATTTCATCTATTTTCAAAATCCGCGCCGCAACAAAAGCGTCTTTCGTATGTATACATACTTCACATTCCTTACGAAATTGTTCCAAGGCTTCTGCAAGCGCCTGCAGGTTGCACTTGTGGTATGTTCCCTCTACTGATCCGAACCCCACACGGGTCACTGGTGGGCGTCTTCCGCACATGGCTTCAAGTACATATCCATATTTTCGCCATGTGCATTCCTGGGTCTGCTTGTCTGTCTCCAGATATATATTTACTTTCATGCCCTTATTCCCTCTTTTTCTTTACTTTCTTTTTCTGCTCCTGCTTCTTTGGCAGCCTCTTCGTGCGGATCAGTGTGTACGTGCGGTATGGTTGACCGGTCACGCTGTTGATGTCTTCGTGAAAAGAGTCTTTTTCCACTTCCCACCCTTTCGGGATTCTGACTTTTCCCCATGTCTCCCAGTGCTTATGCACTTTTTCATCCGGCTCCGGAATTGGCAGGTTCCTCGACGCTGAATAACTCGCCTCCCTCAACCTTGGCTCTGTATCCGGTGTCTTTGTTATGTACGCTGCCAGATCAGCAAACTCACCTTTTTCATACATGAGTTTGTTTTCCACCTGTCCATGCGGCCATGCCTTTCGCAAAATGATGTCGGTATCCGGAATCCTGTTCACTATGATGTGTATGTGCCAGGCTCCTCTTGTGCCTACCTCAATGTTGCGCATCCATTTCAGCTCTGCTCCCCGTTTCTTGTATTCTCTCCGGAGAACCTGCAGGAATGCTTTCCAGTCTTCCTTTGCCGCTTCCATGGACGCCGGTCTCTTGTCTATTGCATATGACAGTCTGGAGAAATAATCATCCACGTCGAAATTGTTCCGGAGCTTCCAGCGCGCCAGCCTCTCCCGGTTATACTGGTTTCTCTTCTTCATCTGCTCCGGGGTGGCTTTCTTCTTCTCCTGCCTCTTCTGTTCCGGTGCTCCATACCTTGCTGTATGATACTCATACACCTCTATGACATTCCGGAACCTCATTCTCATACTTTTGTAACTCATATAAGTCCCCTTTTGAATCCATCTCTAATACTTCTAGCAAGTTTGCAACAGGGGTTTCTCTCCCCTCCTTTCAGGCTTGCTTTTTTGAGTTTTCAAGGATCCGGCATTACAATGATATAAAGATCGTTACACATGATTCTGAGCTGACATTTGTTGCATGTATGTCAGCTCATTTAGTTTACATAATACCGTGCTGTTTTTTCTTGACTTCACAATATGTTTTCGCTGCTGCTTCCGTCATATTCCCTGGAGCATCAATGTGGTGTGCCTCGAACTCCATTGCCTCTCTGAAATGCGCTACAACTAATTCTGTTTCCGGATTATCCTTTCGCATATCTTTTGCGATTATCTCAAGCGCATTGATAATAAACGGCATATCTCCGTCTGGTGCTGGAAAAATAGCGTCTGCAATTTTGTTCAACCACATTGTTTGTCTTTCAAACACCAGTTTAAGCAGCTCACCGCTTCCAGCCTCCTTTGTTGCTTCTCCTATTTTCTTCATAAACTCTTCATATCCATTAAAATCACTTTTAAGCATATAATCCTCCTTGACATTTCTTTTCAGGTTTCTTATACTATTTACAAAAGTTGTTTTTTCTTTTTGGCTCCCACGTCTGCCAACGTGAGAGTCTTTTTTATGTTCTCGAATATATCTTCAATCCAGAGCATGAATATGAATGCGCACACGCTTATCGCAAGTGTAAGCATAATCGCCTGGATCCTGCTGCCGATCTCCCAAACCGGCAGCATTGAGATCAGATACCCTGTCAGCATTGATGTGATTACTTTTCGTTCCATTTCTGCCTCCTTATGCTGTTTCCTCTTTCTTTGGCTTTTCTTTCACCTTTACGGTGATGTCAACGCCATGCTTCTTTGAGAGGATCATGGCAAGGGTTTCGTAAAATCTTACCGTATTGAATGTTCCTTGCGTTTCCATCTTCTTCCCCCTCCTAAAACTCAAATTCTACTGCAGGAGCTGTCGGCATTGGTGTATATCCGCCAGCCAGCTCCAGGCGTCTTATTGCTTTTCGTCGGCTTGCTTCGCTGTTGTCCCAGGCATATTCGTATCCATCCGGAGCCGGTCCGCGTTTTGTTTTCCCGTTACAACGATCAGTGATAGCTTGTCGACTCAAAAAATTCTTTTTCGCTGCTTCTCTCGCAGATCTGTAATATTCCACATCCTGTCCGCAACTGTCCAATTTCACGACTATTTTATTTCTGGAACTGTAACCGGTCAGCTTTCCAAGTTCCTGTTTGGGTATGTATGCTATATTGTTTATGTGATTCTCAGACTGCATTCCGTTCTTATGATACGGAACCGCACCGTCAGGAACAGGTCCTAAAAACGTCCTTGCAATCAGGGAGAGAACTATCTCCTCTTTCGCTTTTCCGTCTTTTGTGAGCTTCACAACCAGGCGCTGACTCCCTTTCATTTTTTTGTGATAGGGAGTCATGCTGCGAAACTGTCCGGATTTCAAAGTTCTCCGGATGTTCCCCTCTGTGCTCGCCTGGTATTTGCCGTCATATCCTGGAATATCTTTCCATCTTTCAATCAAGGTCGTCCCTCCCTTATGCCGGCTTTTTCTGAGCCGACATGCTTGCGCCCACCTTGACGCCTTTCAGGAATGTATCCATCAGTGTCTGCTTTGTGATGTTTACAGACTGCAGAAACGCTGTCAGTTCTTCGGCTTCGGCTTTGTCTTCCATGCTTAACATTACTTCCATATTCTTCTGTGACATATCTTTCGCCCCTTTCTGGCTTACCTCATCAGTGAACACGTTGCCATCGTGTCCAGACGGTCATTGTTGACCGTTTCGGCTATTCTTCTTTCCATTGGTATGATGTACATGCTATACACTGTTTACACTTTTCCAGTGGTTCATCTGATGCTTCACCTCCGAATCCCATGCAGGTTCCATCGCTGTCTCTTCCTGCACTTCCAATCTTTTGCTGTATGCTGCATGTCTGAATCCGCTTCTCTATCCTGCACTCTTTACAGATGATTTTCTTTCCAACTGTGCATCCTTTCTTTCTCGCATACTTAGCAGCCCATGCCCTGCTAACTCCGTCATTATTGGATGTCCAGCCCATAACCCATTTGCCGCAAATATCGCAATATACATCCGTATCTACCTTTCTTGTGATTGCCATTTATGTTGTACTCCTCCGTTTCGGCTTGTACTTTTCTTTCTTCTCTCCTATACTTTAGCTATCAGTCTGTACCAGAGACTGAAAACTAAAGAAAGGAGACCACTACATGAGCGAAAAAGAAATTGCAATTCATAATATTGCTCTGCTTTACAGTATTCATAAGGAACTGCACCCTGATGATACTGAAATGACTCTTGAAATGATCGCTGCTAACTACAGCAGAACCGTTTCAGAAGTCAAGGAGATTCTTCTGTAATCTCGCAAATAGCGAATGGTTTCAGCTTTCTGATCCGTTCGCTATTTTGTTTTATCGCAGATTCTAAATACTTTGGAAGTAACTCAGCTTCTCCCTGAGTCCATCCGCACTCCTGCATTTCTTTTAAAATCTGCCTTGCTGTTCGTTGGATCATAAATTCGTCTATTCCTCCAACTCTTCGCCTGGGTCTCTCCAACATTCCGCATCCCCTTTCTTTTGTTCGTTCTAAAAACATGATAGTTGTTTTAAAGAATTTTGTCAAGTCATTTTTGTTCGTTTAAAAAACTTTTTCCGTTGACATTCCGTTTTTTCAGTGCTATGCTATTTTTATAATAAAAAGGAGGTGAACACATGACTCGCGGTGAACGTGTTAGAATGGCACGTAAAACTCTCGGTCTCACACTTGAAAAGTTCGGCGCCAAAATTGGTCTGAAAAAGAGTTCTCTCAGTCAAGTTGAAACCGGCGTTAATGATCTTACAGAATCAAATATAAAAGCTATTTGTCGTGAATTTAATATTGATGAAAAATGGCTCAGAGATGGCGTTGGCTCCATGTTTATAGAGTCAGAGACCTTCAGTCTTGATGAATTTGCTGCGCAGCATAATGCGACAGATCTTGAAAAGGAAATCATTAAGACTTATTTCGAAATCGATCCAGCGATCCGGAGACAGATCCTGAATCACTTTAAAGAGAATCTTATGGGTGCTGGTGGTGCTCCAGACAGCCCAGAAGAATTAGAAATTATGCACCCACCTGTTACAGGTGATGAAAAAACAAATGCTGGATAACAAAACACCCAGCTGCAACTAACTATTTAAGTATTATGATTTGAGTTCCCCCACTAAAGTCAAGATTAATATATATAGTATTGTTGCTGTGATAATACAAAGCGTATATTTTGCAGTTGCCGTAATGTATGTATTTTCTTTTCACCATTGTTTCCACACCTTCCCGTTAGTAAGTAACAGCTGGGTGCAGGAAACATTATAAGAGGGAAACTCATCATAATACTACCGGTAAGTTTTTCCAATCAAGGAGGTATAAATGATGGGTCTTTTTAATAATAGTGGTGAAACCAAAGAAGAAAAGAAAGCCCGTAAGCAGGCAGAAGCCGAGGCAAAACAGGCAGAAAAGGATCTTGCAGCTCTCCGTAAATTCGGAATGGAAAATTTAAAAGATCCTAATGATATTGAATCTGTCAAAAGTATTCTTAATGAACTAAGTGGTACCGGTCTTACAGAGCTTGGAATCTCTTTGGGTGCCGGAAGTGATCGTGATATTCAGAAAAATATTATGAACTATCAGCGTGCAGTCCTTGAACAGAATTTTATTATCATTCGTCAGCTTGACAGAATCGCTAAATTACTGTCCGACAAATAA